CGTATACTTTCTTCATTCCTGCAATCTTCATTAAAGCTTTGAAAGCAGCACCACCAACACCACCACCTAGAACAACTGCTGCAAAAGTAGCTTCATTGTCTGTCATGCCCTTTTTATCACTGAAGCCTTTAGTTTGTTCAGCAGAGAAGCCTTTTCTAGCCTCTTCTCCTGCTGCTCTAGAAGTCTTAGCGGCTTCTGTCAAGAGGTATCTAGGCTTTCTTTTACCAGCAGTGGGTGGCTTTGCCTTTTTGGTCTTAGCTTTTTCTGCTTTTGTAGTAGGACGCTTTACACTTAGAAGTCCCTTCGCTGCTATCTTTCTTTCTTCTGTTGCAATACGGGTTTTTAAGCCATCTATTTCGCTCTTTGCCGCCAGATACGAGCTATACATTCCCGTTTTATTTTTTCTATCAGGCTTAACTTTATCCTTAGCTTTGTACATCTTAAAAGCTTTTTGAGCTTTTACTAATCTAGCTTTCATGCCGTCTAGTT